GTGTTGGGACGCAATCCAAAAATGTTGGCACCTGAATTAAAAAAATACCTAACAGAAGAAGGAAAATTGAATGCGAAGTTTAACACGCAACGATTGATGGTTTCAGAAACAACGAACATTCAAATTGCTATCCAGAAACAAAGTTATCTAGATGCTGGGATTGAAAAATATGGTTATAATGCAGAACCAAATGCTTGCAGTGTATGTGCTAAATTAAAAGATAAAACTTTTTTAGTGTCAGAGATGATGCCTGGGAAGAACGCACCATCTATGCATCCGTTTTGTAGATGTAGTACGTATCCTGTAGTTGAAATGAATCGAATAAAACTTGATGAAAAAACAGGTAAAACATCTAGACAACAGCTAGAAGAACTAGCGACAGAAGTAGCACACACATTGGGTTATAATCCAGTACCAACTAATGAAGTAGTAATGTATCTGAGAAGTGAAGCTAAAAAATGGGAGTTGTTACTTGACGATTACCAAAAACGTTCGATTAACAAATATACTTTCAATGAATTAGAGGATGGCAAACCGATAGAAGAGAAGCTTTTCTTTAGAGTAAACAGTATGTTAGATGGTAGGTATTATCCGTTAGATGAGATAGAGAAGAAAACGATAATACGCAATATAAATAATATTGAAACTGGAATAAAGAAATTTAATTTAAAACGTGATATAATTGTGTATAGAAATGATAAATATCCAGATTCATTGATGGAAACAGTGAATAAATTTCTTAGTACTTCCGTTTCTACGAATGGTGTTTTAGGCAGCAAACCAAATGTGGCTGTTATAGTACCTAGTGGAAGTAATGGTGCGTATTTAGAACTTTTAGCAGATAAGAGATATAAGAAGCAAAGAGAATTTCTGATCAATCGCAAAGTAGAGTATAATTTACTATTGAAGCGTGGAGATTTATATGTATTTGAATTGAGGTGAATGTGATGGATGATGAATTAAAAAGAAATTATCGTGCAAGAATAGATTCTGAATCTTACGCAGGTCCGTTTACAGAAGAAGAATTAAATCGTCAATCTGAAATAGAAAAATTATTAGAAGACGATATGGCAGAATTGATTATGGAACAATCAAAGAAAAAAACAAACTAACTAGCATCTAGTCAAAATGATTAGGTGCTATTTTTATACACAAAATTTGGAGGTGGTGGCATGTACGGAATTGTATGGACTTTCTTTTTTATCTTAATTGCTATTCCAATGCTAGCTATATCTGTTGGAATAGCATTGGTCATTCTGTCGTGGTTTGACAAAATAAGTAAAGAGATATTTTTCAAGAGGTATCGGAGATGAGAGTAACCTATGTACACAATGGTGTCTGCATGTATAGCGACAACGAAATCATATGGCGAGCACTAAGAAGTCGTTGTAGTGTGATAGAAAGAGTGTTAGCTAAGAACAATCTGACACTAGTAGAACGCAGGCAACTGCAAGATGAATACGAGCGAACCTTTGCTCTAACAGAAAAATTTAGTAAAAGATAAGTCCTAGTCATTATGATCAGGGCTATTTTTATTGTCTCCCAAGACATTAAATGCGAGTCAGACTCCCATGTCTTAAAATGCGAGGTGTCTCCCAAGACGTTAAATGCGAGCAGGAGGAATAAGTAATGGTTAAATTTTTAGAACGAAAATTTGCAATGAATCTACAATTTTTTGCGGAACCAGAAGAAACGGGTGGTTCGGTTGATTCGAATAGTAATGGAGCAACAACTGGAGAAACGAATGATGAATCGACAGAACAGAAGCAGGAAGGTAAAGATTTAAATTCGGTCATTGAAAAACTTCAAAAGCGACTAAATTCGAAAACCCAAGCAGAGAAGGAAACAAAAGACCAATTGGCACATGCTTTGGAACGAATTGAACAGCTAGAGAAGAAACAAAAAGGCTCGAAGGCTAGAGAAAGCAAAGAAGGCACAGAAGATGCTAAAGCTAACAGCGAGCAAACTTTACTGGATGAACGCGATAAAGAAATTGCAGATTTGAAAAGGCAAATTAAACGTTCAGAATCTCGTGTTCAAGCCGACGAAGTATTGAAGGAAGCTGGACTATCAGTTGGTAGAGATTTACTAGATACATTAGTTAGTGATGAAGACGAGCAAACTTTAGCGAATGTAAAAGCATTGGTTAACTTTGTAAATGAATTGCAGAAAGCGTGGGAGTTGAAACGAAATAGTGGCACAGCGCCTAAGCAAACCCCCGGTGGTACAAAAACAGTCACTGCAGAAGAATTTTCGAAAATGACTTATGCACAAAGAGTGACATTAGCTAAAGAAAACAAAGAATTATTTAAGAAATTAACTGGAGGAATTTAGAATGAAAAAATTAAACAACGTAATGAAAATGCAATTGCAATTTTTTGCAGATGGAACAACAAAATTAGCAGAATTAATTGACCCACAAGTGATGGCACCAATCGTATCATACGAATTAAAAGAAAACTTAGTATTCCAAGGATTAGCAGATGTAGATACGACTTTAGTTGGTCAACCCGGTGATGAAATCACAATGCCAGCCTATACTTACATTGGTGATGCAAAAGATGTAGCAGAAGGCGAAGCAATTCCTTTGGATAAAATGGGAACCAGCACGAAAAAGATTAAAGTGAAAAAGGCTGCTAAAGGGATTGAGTTAACAGACGAAGCGGTATTGTCTGGTTATGGTGATCCTGTGGGTGAAGGTAATAAACAATTAGGGTTATCTCTAGCAAATAAAATTGATAGCGACTTAATCGAAGCTGCAAAAACAACTTCTCAAACAGTAACTGCACCAGCAACTGTCGAAGGTGTTCAACAAATGCTAGATATGTTCGCTGATGATAAAGATGCACAATATGTTTTGGTTATGCATCCTAAAAAAGCAGGTGCCTTGCGTTTGGATTCTGCTAAAAACTGGACATCCGGTTCTGAGATTGGTGCAAATGCCTTAATGAGTGGCGTTTACGGCGAAGTGTTAGGCGTGCAAATCTCACGTACTAAGAAATTAGCGGAAACAGAAGCTGTCTTAATTAAATTTACTGCAAATCAACCTAAAGCTTTGCGCGTTGTGATGAAACGTTCAGCACAAGTAGAAACAGACCGCGATATTATTCATAAAACGACTGTCATTACTGCTGATGAACACTATGCAGCATATCTTTATGACGAAAGCAAGGTTGTTAAAGTAACCATTAGCTAGGAGTGATACTATGGGGATGTTAATTGCTAACTGGAAAAAGAAGTTAAAGGAAAACTATGAATCTGTGGTGGAAACAAAATCAGAAAGTACAAAATCTGACGAAAATACAGAAGCTACAGAAGCTACGGAAAAGCCTAAACGTGGCCGTAAGAAGAAAGAAGAGAATTAATATGAGTGTACAATCTGATATTAAAATTCTTTTAAGTGGCACGTTGGATGAAAAAATCACAGTTATTGAAGAGAGAACGAGTCAAAGATTGCTAGTCATGTTAGGTGTTGAAGAAATGCCTAAAGAATTGGAAAGTATTATCTATGAAGTCACGCTAAAAAGACTAAATCGCATTGGAAATGAAGGGATGTCTTCTTATTCTCAAGAAGGACTATCCCTAAGTTTTCCTGATTCAGATTTTGATGAGTATGCACAATTAATAAAAGATTGGAAGTACCGTCAGAAGGAAATTGAAGATGAAAATTTAGGGAAATTCTTATTATTATGATTTACGATACAGAAGTACAATTCATTCAAAAAGTAAATAGTCACTATGATCCTGTGTTAGGTGAGTATGTGGAAGAAGTTCCCCAAATCAATGCGTATTTGGCAAATGTGACTGATTTAGGTTTAGAACGTTCTCAAAAATTATTTGGAGAAGTCAAACAAGGTAGGAAGGTCATCCGGCTATTACCTTTTCAAACTTTTCCGGACTTTGATGTGATTGAAATTGATGGCGAAAGATATGTCGAAGAAACGTTAATAAGTCCACTTAAGCGTCCATCTTTAATCGTTAAACAAGTTGAAAAGGATGACGCTTATGAAGTCGATTAAAGTTAAAGGGTTAGCAAAGTTACAGGCAAGAGTAAACAAGCCAATGAATATGGCAGATGTGGCTAGAGTAGTTACATCTAATGGGGCTAAGTTAACCCAAAAAGCACAGGAAAGAGCGCCAGTAGATACTGGATTTTTAAAACGGTCTATCACAATGTCTGTTGAATCTGGGAATAAGCGAGTTACTGCAACAATTAAAGCTTATGCAGAATATGCACCATACGTTGAATTCGGTACTCGTTTCAATAGAGCGCAACCATTCATGCGTCCTGCTTACAATATACAAAAAGTACAATTCAAAAAGGATATGGAGGCACTGATGAAATGACACAGAATAATGTGAAGAAACCGAAGAAAAGTATCGAACAATCCGTTTATGATGCGTTGTTTCAAGCGTCATTAGATCAGGGATATGATACTTATATGGATATCGCACCAGAGAATGCAAAATATCCATTTGTGCATCTGGAGTCTACGCAGCGTCAATATATCCCAAACAAAACAGATATTAAAGGTTTTGTATCTGTGTCACTGTCTGTTTATGGATTGAAGACTAAGCGTAATCAGGTCACACAAATGGCACAGATTTTGTTTGAAGAAGCTTTTCAACTGGATAAGGTAAATGGCTATGTGGTCGGTTTAAATCCATCAGCGAGCTCATTAAGGGTACAAATGGATAGGTCAACGAATACACCTTTGTGTCGAGCGATTATGTATCTAGAATTTACAATATTTTAATTTATTAGGAGGAATTTATTTATGGCAACAACAGAAGCATTAAAAGGTATTGATATTATCTTACTATTCCGTTTATTGGAAGATAAGAAGAAAAATGTAGGAACAAAATTAGCGTTCCAAACAGAACATGAAGTGTCGAAAAAATCTTCAACAGATACTCAAATTACGAAAGATGGCCCTGTATCTTTAGGTGGTACTTCTACTACTGAAATTTCTTGCACATCGTTATTGGCTCGTGGTGACGAAATGGTTAAGAAGTTAGAGGACGCAGTGGATGCTGGAAAAACTGTAGAAATTTGGGAAGTAGATGTAAAAGGTGAATCCGAAGGTAAATATAATGCTGTTTACTACCAAGGAACAATTAACGAATTTACTAAGAAACCTGCTGCAGAAGGTACTGTAGAAATTTCTATGAAGTTTACGATTAACGGTAATGGTCAACGTGGTTTAGCAACGTTAACAGAAGAACAAAAACAAGTGGTTCAATATAAATTTGCTGACACAGTAAAAGACGAAACAGAAGAATAATCAAGGGGCTGTAGATATTTCTGCAGCCTTTTCTATTTTGTTTGCTAGGAGGAATTATTTTGAAGATTAAAATCAATGACCAAGAACATGAATTACATTTTGGATTAGACTTTATTGAAATGTTAGATGAAGACCCAATGTTTAAAAACGAGAATACTGCAGTGAGTGTGGGTACGCAACTTTGTGTAGGGTTCTTAGCTGATACACGCAATCCTAAATATTTGGTGCCAATTATTAAAGCAGCAATTGATCCAGATGATATGCATCCAACGGACAGAGAGATTAAAAATTGGATTGAATCTCAAAAGGATATTTCAGGAGTGATTGAAGCTTTTTTAATGCAATTGCAAAAACTCAACCTATTCCAAGATATGGTGAATTGGGAGAACGTGATTATCAAGAACAAGAACGCGTTGAAGAACTTCAAAGGATAACCGTTGAAGATTTAAGAATCAATCTATTGCGATATTATCCTGATTTTGCAACTCACTTGAAAGATTTGGGAAGAGTAACTTTAAGAGAGTATCAGCGACTGATGCACGCTTCGAATTTAAGACAATTTGATGCGGAATATCAGCAACACTTACAAGCGTGGTTAGATACAGTGGTTCAATCAATAGATAAAGAAGGCAGAGCTATTTATCGTAAATTTAGTAACTTTTATGATTACGAACAGAGAAAGAGAGTCTTTTTAGGAATTGAAAAGCCACGAACTAAAGCAAAAATGGATAAAAAAGAAATTGCACTAATACTAAAAGCAAATGCAACACGAAAGGAGGGAGTTTAGATGGCAGAAGAATACAGCGTAGAAGCCCAACTGAGTGCATCCGATAGTGGATATACTTCCACAATGAAATCTGCATCAAAAGCCACAAAAGATTTAGGCGATTCCGTTAAAAATGCAACCAAATCATTGAAAAATAGTGATTCAGCCATTGCAGGCACGCAATCTAAATTAAATGGCTTAGACTCAGCCTTGAAGAAAGGTGCAGACTCAGCAGATAAAACAGCAAATGATTTAGAAAAGTTGAAGAAAGAAACAGATTCAATGGGTAAATCTGCTGATAATGCAGCGGATGGACTGGATCAGCTAACCAAAGGAGCGGATTCGGCTAGTGATGCAGTCGGTGACGCAGCGGATGATTTAGATAAGTTGAAGAAACCATTAGGGGATTTACCTAATGAGACAGAGCAAACTTCTCAAGGACTTGAAAAACTAGGAAATAAGAGTGAATCAGCAGTTAAATCGATTGCAAAGTTAGCAGCAGGTATGCTCGCAGCTAAGGCGGCTGCAGTAGGATTATCAGCCATTGGTAATTCCATGGACTCAGCGGTCAGCCGTTTTGATACAATGTCTAAATTCCCTAAAGTGATGCAGTCTTTAGGTTTTAATGCAGAGCAATCTAAGGCATCTATAGACGCTTTAGCAGACGGTATCGACGGATTACCAACTAAATTAGATGAAGTCGTTTCTACTACCCAACAAATGACTTCGATTACTGGTGATTTGGATAAATCTACCCAAGCTACTCTTGCGTTAAACAATGCCATGTTAGCGAGTGGCTCTTCAAGTGCAGATGCTTCCCGTGGGATGACTCAGTATTTACAAATGCTATCATCTGGGAAAGTCGATTTGCAATCTTGGAAAACGTTGCAAGAAACAATGCCTATTGGATTGCAAAAAACAGCAGAAGCAATGGGCTTTGTGGGTGAATCTGCACAACGTGATTTATATTCAGCTTTGCAAAAAGGTGAGGTAACCTTCACGCAATTTCAAAATAAACTGATTGACCTAGCCACAGGCACTGGTCAGTTAGCAGAGTTAGCCAGAACGAACTCGGAAGGTATCGCAACTTCTTTTGGTAACTTAGGTAATGCTGTATCAAAAGGTGTAGCGAATACCATTACTTCTTTGGATGATTTAACAAAAGAAGTTACTGGAAAATCAATAGCTCAACATTTTGATAGTACTAAAGTTATCATCAACACTGCATTTAATGGTATTAATAAATCCATTAAATCAGCCACGCCGTACATTAAGGAATTAAATTCAGGTATTGGTAAGACGATTGATGTAGCCAATAGATTTTCTCCAGCAATTATTGCAGTTGGTGCAGGATTTGCCACATGGAAGACTATTTCTGCTGGGGTTGCTTATCTAGCAAAAGTAGATACTTACATGAACTTAGCAAGTAAATCAGGTCAAACTTTAACGGTGGTAACCAATGCTTCGGCGGCTGCTACATTAAAAGATATGATGGCTAAGCAAGGGCACACAGCAGCTGAAATAGCAGATGCAACGGCCACAAAAACAGCTACTTCTGCAATGTTAGCTAAAAATGGCGCTGTTACCATGTCAACAATGCTGATTGGTGTACATTCTGGCGCAATCAGTAAAGACGCAGCAGCTACTGCATTAATGGCAACTATTACTGGTACAGCGAACACAGCAACGAAACTTCAAGCAACGTTTGTAGGTTTGGCAACAGGAGCTATCAGTATCCAGACAGTAGCAACTATGGCCGCCACAGCAGCAACCACTGCATTTGGGGTTGCACTTAAAGTCGCAATGGGGCCGATTGGTTGGATTATTGGCGGTGTGGGCTTATTAGCCGGTGGGATTGCTTTATTAATTAAACACATGAATAAAGTGAGTCCAGAAGCCGAGAAAATGAATAAGCAGAATGAAAAATTAGTTTCGTCAACCAAGAAATTGAATGATGAAATTAAGAAGAGTGCTACATCACGTAAAGATGAGCAAAAAGAAATTGATAAGTCTGCTGAAAAATACGAGTTGATGGCTCAACAGGTCGAACAACTGTCTCAAAAGCAAGTTCAAACCGCTGCAGATAAAAAGCTTTTGAAAGACAATATTACTAGTTTGAATGAATCATTAGACGGCTTAGGCCTTGCTTATGATGAAGAAACTGGCAAATTAAACATGTCTACAGAAGCACTTAAAAAGCGAATCAGTGCAAACAAAGATTTAGAAACTGCTTCTAAAGCACAAAAGGATTTAGTCGAAATTACACGCCAACAAGCTGATGTTGAAAAGCAATTACAGCAATTGCGTAGTAAAGAAGACGACTGGAAGCAAAAACTTGATGAAAAGAAAGTCAGTGAAGCTGAATATCTTGAAGGAATAAAAAATATCGGCAAGGAAGAAGAAAAACTTAACGAAACACGTAAGAGATTGGCGAATGAACAAGTTCAAACGCAAGAAACGTTAAAGGCTTCTTCTGAGGCGTATAACCAAGCGGTAGCAGATGGCGTCATGGACCAAATTACCACTTATGATAATTTGAAGGACCATATGAAAGAAGTCGTTGACAGCATGAAAGAAACGTGGCAAGGCTACGCAGATCATGCTGGAAATATGTTTGATAAATTATCTGACAAGCAAGAGTTGTCTGTTGGTGAAATGATTGCTAACTTGGAAGAAAACCAACGCGTTATGAGTCAATGGGCTGATAATATTGACACATTAGTTTCTAAAGGTTTAGATGCTGGGTTTGTAAGTAAGTTGCGTGATATGGGACCAGAAGCTGCAGGATATGTTGCAGCTTTGGCAAATGCCACAGAAGGTGAAATTCAGAAATTAAATGAGAATTTAGCTAAAGCACCAGAAGTGGCTACTCAGACATTTAAAAAAATGTTTGATCCTCAAAGCTCTGGTGTTAACGAAAACATCATGGCAATGGTTACCCAGACAAAAGGTACCTTAGAGGGCGCTATTCAAACTGCAGGATTTGGAAAAACAGCTACTAAAATTCCTGAACAAATTGCAGAAGGTGTACAACAGGGTTCTGAAAAGGCAGCTACACAAGCGGAAGAATCCGGAAAGAAAATTGGTGAAGCAACCAAAACGGGTGTCGAACAGTCTGCACCAAAAGCAAAAGAAGCTGGAACCGAGGTTGGTAAACAAGTTGGCGAAGGCGTTGCTCAAGGAATGAAAGAAGGCTCTAAAAATGCAACAAAAGGCATGACGGCTATCACTGATAATATTTCCAAAGAAGCACCCAAAGTTAAGAGTGAAGCTAAAAAAGTAGCTAAGAGTATTCCTGAACAATTTAAAGGCATGGATGGCAAAATGAATACTATTGGTGGCCAAATTATGACCGGTTTAGCAAATGGTATTAATGCAAAAAGTGGTGCAGCAATTGCAGCTGCTCAAAGTGTTGCGGATAAAATCACAGCTACCATCAAACATGCCATGGATATTCGTTCTCCATCACGAGTGACACGAAGACTTGGGGAGTTTATTTCTTTAGGTTTAGCTGGAGGTATCAAAGGTAAAGGAAAAGAAGCTGAAAAAGCAGCTAAAAAAGTTGCAGATGCAGTGACCGAAGCTTTATCTGATATGAAATTTGAAATCGATATGGGTAGGTTAACGCAATCGAATTATCGTGACATGCTAAAAGAATTGATGCAAAAATACACGTTGAACAAGCAACAGTATTATCAAATTATGCGTGAATACACCCAAATTGACGAAACCAGAAGAACGAAGCTAGAGAGAGTCAACGAGTCTATCTTACAAGCCAGTCAAACTTATGCTGATAAAATGCGTCAGATTAATTCCAAGTTGATAGATGATATCAAGAAGGAAAACGAAAAATTTGAACAAGCATTGAAACAGCGTGAAGAAGCTTTGTACAATCAAACGTCGCTATTTGAACGTATTGATTGGAAAGAAGCGTTGAATCCAACCGACTTACTCAATAATTTAAAAGGTCAGGTATCTTTGTTTGAAGATTGGAAAGCTGCAATCGACAAACTAGCGACTAAAGTACCAGATAAATTATTAACAGAGTTAACTAATCTTGGTATCAAATCAACAGCTGAGATTGAAGCATTGACCAGATTAACAGATAAGCAACTTGATGAGTACATTGCCTTATGGGAGAAGAAACACCAATTGTCTGCAGAAGAAGCAAGTAAGCAGATGGAGCCAGCAAGACAAGAGATGTTGAACAATATCCAAGCATTAAATGAACAAGCATTGAAGGATTTTGAACAAGCTAGGAAAGACTGGATTAAGACACTTCAAGGTTTTTCAAAAGATGTGAAGGAACTCCAAAAAGAATATAAAACATCAGGCTACGAAATCGGTCATAATTTTGTCATGGGTGTAGATGAAGGCTTGATGGAAATGGAAGGAGCATTGAAAGCTAGAGCAAGGGAGTTGGCTATGTCTACAGTCAATGAAATGCGTCGAGCTTTGGATATCCATTCACCTTCTAGAGTGACGAAAGCAATCGGTAAATTTACTGGTCAAGGTTTAGTTGAAGGCTTAGATGGCATGGTCAACCGAACGAAGAAAACAGCAAATAAACTTGCTCAAGCAGCAATACCTAAAGTCAAACAACGTGATATCTTGAAAGATTTAGGTTCTTTCGATATTCGTTCTACTATGGACTCCGTATTGTCTGTAGAATCGTTTGGGTTAGGGGATGTCACTCAATTATTAAGACAGTTGCTAGATAAAAATCAGGCAATTGTGTTAGATACTGGCCAATTAGTAGGTGCGACTACTTCGAAATATGATAGTCGCTTAGGGAATGAAGCGAGATTGAAAGGACGGTTTAGTTAATGGAATTTAAAGATACAACGATTGATTTAACTGAAATTGCTTCTGAACTTGTTCCAACAGAAGGAATTATTATCGATTCGTTTAATTCAATGCAAGAAAATCTATTCTTGATAGACCGTGCAGCTCCTTCTCCAGATGAAAAAGAAGTTGTAGAGAGCATTCCATTTATGAATGGCTCCTACGACTTTTCAATGATTTTCGGTGAGAGATTCTTTGAAGACAGGGAATTGACTTATCAGTTTATGCTGTTTAATTCGCCTTACAGTGACAGAAAAGTTTTCGAAACCAAACTCAAACGTAAACTACTACCAATAGGCATTACTGAAATCTATGATACGCATGATAAAGATTACTTTTGGTTAGGCAAGGTCACTAGAATTGATGTAAAAGACAACGAGGAAATGCATTGCTTGGAAATCGAAATAATCATCAAAGCACATGCCTATATGTTCAGAAAGATTTTAGAAGGTCAAGACATCTGGGATGAATTTATGTTTGAGTACGATGTCGCTCAAGAAGTGAAATTTAATCTGACAAGCGATTATAAGAAGATTTTACTGATTAACGGTGGACAAACTGGTGTAGTACCTAAAATTATTGTTAAAGGCAGTGCGACGGTTGAATTTAACAATCGAACCTATCAATTGAATGATGGCCAGATTAAAGATGACCGATTCAATTTGTTAGTTGGTGTTAACGAATTAAAAATCAAAGGATCTGGCACAATTGAATTTGAGTTTAGACGAAAGGAATTAGGATAATGTATCAAGTGATTTTATATCAGAACGAAGCTGATAAAACAGGAACAGTTATTCATTCTAGCTTTGCTGGTGGTACAAAACTAACAGAATGTGAGTTAAATCTAAAAACTGTTGGTATTGATGAATTTCGTTTTCGTTTAAACGTTGGAAATCCTGGTTTTGACAATATCACACCTTTGAAATCACAACTGATTATTTTTAAAGATAATCAAGAAATATTTAAAGGTCGAGTGATTCAACCAGAGCGTGAAATGTCTGATAGTGGTTATTTCACACAAGCATTTGTAGCAGAAAGCGAGCTTGCCTATTTACATGATAGTGCAGTTCGCTTTTTAGATTGTCGTAATTTAAGTATCCAACAAATCATAGCCACATTGATTGACAATCACAATCAACATGTAGAGAGTTTCAAACAGTTTAAAATAGGCAAAATCAGCCCATTTCAAGGCGCTACAGGGCTTGATGAATATATCAAATATAAACAGACCTATGAAGCTTTAAAAGGCATACAGGACAAAATAGGCGGCTTTTTCAGATTAAGAAAAGAAGGAGATGTGAAGTATTTAGATTACTTAGAAGAAATTGGCAAAAAAAGAAATATGCGAATTGCTATTAAAAGTAATCTAAAGTCAGCTAACACTGCTTCGAATTTTGATGAATTGGTTACACGAATCGTACCTGTAAGTAAGAATAATGGCTCTAGTACTTCGAGTGGTCCATCAGAAATACCGGGATACTATGACGAAAAAGGTTATTATCATCAACCGCAGAGAATAGAAAGAGAAGCATCATCAGAAGATAGTCCCAAAACAGGAATTGCATCAGTAAATGGTGGTATCGATTATTTAGATAATGCTGAATTACAAGCTGAATTTGGCATCATTGAACGAGTAATTGAGTTTGAGTCAGATAACCCAAGTGAGATAAAGTCGCAAGGTCAAATTTACATCAATAACCAGTCTGTGGTGAAAGAAGGTTGGGAAGTTGAAGTAGTGGATTTACAACTGATTTCTGAGTCAGAAGAAAATCTTGAATCACTTAATGTAGGCGATATGTATTTGTTTAGCAATCCGATTTTATCCGGTGAACAATACATTAGAATCTCAGCAATGGAAATTGATTTAAACAATCCTCAACTCAGTAGACTGACAATCGGGGAGAAGCAGAAGACCTTGACCGAGTATCAAAATGAAAGAATGAATCAATCTATTCAGAACATTCAGCGAATCGTATCTGTTCAAAGTGTCAATGACCAAATGATTTCGAATTTAGAAAAGCAAAATTCAATTACAGAGATTAATCAAAAAGCAGATTTAAACGAATTAGTGAATCGTGGGTACTATCAAATAAGTAGTAGTCATTTAAACATACCACAAGGCTTTACTGGTGGGCTTCTGAATGTGATTGCCACGAATGAGATGGTTTGGCAGAATCTGCAAGAAATAAACGGTAATCAATACGCTAGAGTAAAAAATCAAGATACATGGTCCATCTGGAGAAAAAACGCATGGGAGGTGGTTAATTAATGACATATAATGACCCATCACACTTACCAAAAACAAATCCTATTGATCAGGCAAAAGTAGATGCATTATCTAAAGAAATCAGCAAATGGTTACAAACTAAAATGTATGGTATTGATGTTCGAACTGCTTTGGCATGGGCGGTTGAACATTTTAGCGCTATGCATTATGACGAAAAGTTGGTTGTTGAAGCGCTCAAACGCTCAACGGACCAATTCACACGTGATGTTCAAAATCAAGTGAATCAATTAAGTAAAACTTGGAATGACCAATCCGCTAATTTAACCAAGCAATGGACTAAGAACGTTGGCGATTTGAATAATAACTGGCAAAACCAATTAAACCGTTGGAACGCAATTATTTCTGGCGTTACAACCGATACTGAAATCGTTGACGCTCGAACCGATAGAAACGGTCATCAGTATCCCACTTTGGCAGAGCGTTTAAATGCGTCACAATCGATTGACTACGCAACAACGCAAGAAGCGATTGAAGGGCGATTAGATAATAAAGTCATCAGTCCGTTCACATTTAAAGAAGCATTACCTAGTATCGTGCCACAACCTAAAAAAGCAAGCGAAATAGAAGCTTTAGCAGGTACAGATGATGAAAAGATGATGACACCTCTAAAAGTAAGTCGTGTATTAGATGATAAGCACAGATATGAGTTTTTCTTTGGTACGGACACACAGTGGAAGGCGTTGCCACCAGCCGAGCAACAAAAGTATCAATACCGAGCCATACTGGAAGATGGCGAAGGCGGAACAGGTAATGGCGTTGCTACAGCATCAGAATATGTTGATGGCATCATTACGAAAGAAATGTACAAAGACTTGAAACAATTAATCAGTGATTGGAAATTGGGAAAGTTGGGAAAAGGTAGTAATGAAGTCAGTTTTGAGAGAATTTAAAAATTGAAAAAATAGGAGGTAGGTAGAATGGTTGACATTGTAAAGGTAAAAGTTGACGGTACAGAAGTTTACCCTCGAACACATGCAAATGCAGTTATTGGATTACAGACAATCCAAGGTCCTAAAGGTGACAAAGGAGAACCGGGAGCAACAGGCCCTGCTGGACCAATGGGTCCACAGGGTCCTAAAGGGGATACCGGTCCAGCTGGTCCGACTGGTACCGCCGGTGCTACTGGCGCGGTCGGTCCAAAGGGGGCAACTGGAGATAGAGGACCCACAGGTCCTCAAGGACCAACTGGCCCTAGTGGGAATGGTATTTCGAGTTTAGCAATTACCTATGCAGTATCCACATCAGGAACGAGTGCACCATCTAGCGGTTGGTCAAGTACGGTTCCTAGTGTTCCAGCCGGTCAATTCTTATGGTGCAAGCATTATTTTACATTTACGAACGGTACAAATAACACTAGCTACAGTGTGAGTCAAGCAGGTGGTACTGGACCACAAGGACCTAAAGGCGCGACAGGCGATAGAGGACCCACAGGTCCTCAAGGTTTGCAAGGTATTCAAGGACCAAAAGGAGATGCAGGACCTGCAGGTGCAACCGGTCCGCAGGGACCAAAAGGTTTGACCGGACCACAAGGACCAGCTGGTGTAAATGCCACAACTACATCAGTGGCAAGTTCATCAGCAAATGGTTTGATGGCTAGCGGCGATAAACGCAAATTAGATGGACTACCAAATATTTCATTCGAAAAAATCAGCTCTGTTTGATTATTGGAGGGATTAAAATGGTAGATATTGTAAAAATGAAACAAGATGGTGTGCAGAAATATCCGCAAACACACGCTAAAGCAGTTGTTGGTTTGGATGCACAAATCAAATCTGTTTCTTTTGACCCAAATTATTTATTTTTTATTGGTACCGAAGCACAATGGAATAACCTTAGTGCTTCGGAAAAAGCCAAATATATTTATAGAGGTGTTGTAGATGGAAATTAATGGTCAAGTAGTAAAAGAAATCCGTCGAGTACGTGACAATGCTGTTATTTTTTCGGGGGGGGGTAGTTCTGATGTATCAGTTATTTATTCTGATGATTCAATTCGTGATGTTTATGTAAAGGGCGATTACTTATTTATGATTCAAACTAATTATATCAAAGTTATAAACATTTCGAATAATTCTTTAATGTATAAGATATTCTTCCCTGGAGATAATATCAGAATTGAAATGATTGATATTTCGAAAAATGTTTTTATTGCTACAAGTGTTTATAGTAACAATTATTATAGAATGTATGTTTTATACAATTTATTAACGGGTATAAAAATTGCTAAGCTTCATAATTCAAATGATTCGTATAGATTGAGATACTCAAATGGGAAGTTGTGCGGGTATTATACTAGCAATAATACTTCAGGAAATCTATATGCTTCTTTTGATGCATTTACGTTCGAACGAGAAAATCTTAATAGAGCATGGAGCGAAATAATCGAAAGAACATTGTGGCATGAAAACGGCAGATTTTATGGAGTATCAGGGGAAGAAATTGTTGAGATTACATTCACATCTGATTACACTGACCCGCCAAAAATATCAAGACGACTATTTAGTATAGGGGATAGTTCACCATATTCTTCGAAATACGATATAAAGATATGGTACAAAAACAAGGACATTTTTATCATTAAAGGGACATCAAGCTTGTTTTGTTTTTCGGTTGACGGACAAAAAATATGGGAAATATCAATTTCTAATATTGGATTTGGAACGGATGCAACTAGTTTGAAAAACTATTCTGTTTTTGATTTTACTGATTCATTCGCTTATTTAAATGCACGTCATGACACAAACGGTAAATATGTAAGTTTTAGACTGCCGCTAAAATCAGGAACTCCTACTAGAAAAGATGATTTTTTTGAAAGAACAGAAGGAAAAAAATATTTTGTTGGAAGAATATATGATTACTTAACCAAAGGTGTTGTTTTTATTTCTAAATCAGAGAAATTTTTAGAAAATAATGTTTTATTGAGGTGATATCATTGCAAATAAACGGACAGAATGTAAAGGAATTAAGGCGAGTAAGAGATAACGCTGTTGTGTGGAGTGGTGCGGATGGTGGAGGAAAGAGAAAGTTTTTCTATTCAACTGATATAAGTAAAAGCAATGAGGATAGATTAATTGCGAAAATTTTAACGACAAATCTTATACTTGTTGCAAGAAGAGATACTAGTATATTAAATGATATAATTGCAGATACTTATGCATTATATGACATAAATAAAAAAAGCTATCTATTTTCGACCAGAATTACTAATTCGCCAGAAGTAAAATATTTTGTAGATGCATTTTATGATGAAGATGTTCATAGAGTATATATTGTTAGAAAAAATGATTCGCTAACATGTATAGACGATATTGATGCAAAAACAGGAAACATAATCACATCAAGCAGTATGTTTAATGACGGAGATAACATTTTCGCTATGTTTAATGGTGTCCAAGTCGTGTATGTGAGAAAACCAGTTTATGGCATATTCGTTGGTGTATATGATAAATATAAACGGACAATAACTGAAATGAGTGGTAAAGATTTGGGTTATGAATACGAGTCATTAATATTTAAATATTGTTTACGTGACAATAAGTTGTTTTTGGCATATCAAAACAAGTTAAAGTGGATAGACATTGAAACTAAACAAGTAAATACGACAAGTGAAATAGGTTTTTTTAGTTTATTTCCAGATATTGAAAATAATAACTATTTGTATGGATATTACAACGGAAATATAAATCAATATATTGTATACCGGGATAGAGTTCGTAAATTGTTGAGCTACTCCTATAGTCTTGATAATAAAAAAGACCCGTTCGGAAACAGGATGGGGACTCCCACAGATTCAACAATTTACTATAAAGGTAAAATCTACTCTATATCATTAGTTAAGAATTGTTACGTTATGTCTATCTACGATACTCTAACGAACCAAACACAATTTAAAGTGACTGGAGCGGACGGAGTGCTATTTAATGAAAATGGATTCTGTGTATTAAATTATAGTTTTAAAAAGGAGTTTCCATTTAATCAAAAAATGTATGCCATAGAACCCCTTGATACCTATGATGAGTTAACAAATATCTATTAAAGGAGCGAATGAATTATGACAATTTTAATAAGAGTAGAAAACGAACGTATCATGGTTAAGCATTACGTTCCAGAGATGATTGAAGATAGAACTGGTTGGATTGAGATTAATAATTATCAAGAGCCAGAGCAAAAAGAAGGAAAAATTGCGAACGAATATTATCGTGATGGAGAAATTGTGGTGGAGTATGAAGATATTCCTGAACCGCCAAAAGATGAGAAAGACCTTAGATTAGAAAAGATGCAGCAAC